GCTGAATATTCTGATTCAAAAATGATGCGGCTTGAATATCACGGACATTCTGACGAGCTTGTGGAGCAATCTGTCCCAAAGCCTCAGAAGTTACTTGAGCGCCTGTTACACCAGTAGCAGATACATCTCTTGCACCACTACGGGCGGCTTGTGCGGCAGCGGCTTGTTGGGCGGCAACACGTTCAGCGGCAACCTGTTGGGCAGCAATCTGTTGAGCAGATACATCACGAATACTGCCACGCCCTAAAGCAGCGGCTTGCGCTCTTTCTGCATCACCAGCAGTAACTCCACCAAATTGTGAGGCGGTATATCCTTGGCCTGTTGCAGTTGCAGCAGGACCTCCAGTTACGCCACCAAATCCTTGGGCGGTATAACCTTGTGCAGCAGCAAGAGCAGCGGCATCAGATGTAGCACCACCAAAGCGATCTGCCGTATATCCCTGACCAGTTACATTAGCGGCAGGACTTGTAGTAGCACCAGCAAAACGCTCTATAGGACCAGCAGCCTGACCGCCATATCCTGCTGCCGTATAGCCAGTAGCTTGAGCCAATCTAGCGGCATCAGCTTGTGCGCCACCAAAAGTCGTAGCGTCATACCCCAATGCTTGAGACAAAGAAGCAGGACCTGCTTGAGCGCCACCAAATTGATTAGCTGTGTAGCCAGTACCAGCGGCTAGATTGGTTGCTCCTGTTTGTGCCCCACCAAATTGATTAGCCGTATATCCAAGTGCAGCCGCATCTTGAGAAGCACCCGCAGATGTACCAGTTCCTGCAACAGCGCCATATCCTTGAGCGCCAGCAAGTGAAGCAGGACCTGCGCCTGTATATTGACCAGTAGTAGCGCCATAACCTGTTTGAGCAGCCAAGGCAGCTTGGTCTACATTAGCACCACCATAGTACCCTGCACGAACATTTTGAGGATTGTAATTAGCGGCTTGATTAGCAACACCATAAGCATCACGCATACCACGGAATACTTCGCTATTAGGATCAGCAAATTGTTGATATAGCTGTTGAGCAGCTTGTTGATCTGGGTTGTAACCAGCAAACTGTCTAGGAGCTAAATTTGCGGCTACACCTTGTGCGCTACTTACGTTCTGTAAATAGGCATCACGCAATGCAGGATCAAGTTGCGCTGTTTGTTGACTTGAACCACCAGACATAATTACACCTCCGTAGATAGCCAATAATGTGTTGGCTTCATGTTAAATTTAGATACAAAAGTTCTTGACCAACCTCTACGACCTGTTAAGGTGATCTTGCGGCATTCCATGTCTTCAGCGAACTTCTGAATATGGGGGGTGAGTGTTTCTAGTTCTGCTAGATCACCAGATGCCAAAAATATGTGCAAAACCTTCATTCTTGGAAAGTTTTGAACCTGAGTTATTACCGCACTATTAACTCCAGGCCATAATTGCATCGTACAACTGTCAATACAGTCGGCTACGTCCTGCATATTATGCGTGTTATCGTATTCTAAAGCAGGTTCAAGAATTTTCTCTACTTTTTGAAAAGATACAGCCCATAATGGTAGTTCACCATTAATCTTGTACTTTTCATAGTCAATCATCTTAAACTGCCAGGTTTCCCATCAAATCTAATAACACCTACTCGCCAATCAGTTAATCTCACACCTTCAATCTTTGCGGCTACTTGTCTTCCACTTATGCGAACAGAAGTAGGGCTAGTCATTGAATATGGGCCATGATTGTATTCAGTAGCATTTGGGTAGAACTTAGTGCTAAAACGTACCTGTACGTCACCAGCCGTATTCTCATCAGGAACTAATCCTGTCAGACTCATAGTCCTGTCGCCAACCCCTAGCTCTACTGGTCCTGACTCAGCAAACAATGTCTGTGAATCATAGTTAAAGCCAACTTCATGCTCATAGACGTATCCGTCTGTAGAAACCATAATTGGGTTTGCAAAGATGCCACGATCTGTACCGCAAGTACGGGCTAAAGTACCAATAGCCCAATGATTCTCACGATAGTTGTAAGAAACGTAAGAATCTACTTCGTTAGAGGCAGAACTTGGGTAAAACCACCAAACTTCACCAAATGCTGAGTTATGTACACAATAAACCTTGGATGATTGAGTAACATTTAAGTTACTAAAAACATAATCAGCAACATCTGAATTTAATGGTTTGACAAAGCCATCGTATGTCCAAAATCCTGCACCAGACATCCAAATGCAAGCATTGTCAGTAGCGGCTACCGCTTGCTTTGAAATAACACCACACCCACTACCAACACGCTCAAAGCCATAAATAAACGGAGGACCAATGTAAGTGGCAGTATGTACATCCACATCAGTAAACAAAATGGTAGCGCCTCGAATGCGTTTAGCGCACTGCAAAGATCCAATAGTTGTTAACTCAAAGTCACCAGCTTGGTTGGTTGCAGCAGGAGTCCAAACAGTATTGTTTTCTTGGTCACACCATTGAACCTTACGGGGATTACCACCTGCACCTAATGCAAACAAGAATCGTTCTTGAGTAGTAATTAAACCAGTACAGCTAGTTGGTGCGTTAGTAATTGCAACAGCGTCATTAGCAAGATTTAGCTGCCATTCAAGCAATTGACCATCTTTTGATGAGCAAGCAACTAAATACTCGCCCCAAGTATCCAGACTCCAAGTAGTCGCAGGAGTGTAAGATCCTAAATCTGGTCTAGCAACACCATAGGCAGCATTGCCATAAGTACCATAGCCGTAACCAATCTTTAATACGGCATCTGGATCACCAACAGTAAATGTTGCTGGTGTAATGTCTGTCAGAGTACCGCCTTCATTCATTGAATAAAGCTTGGAATGTGTACCAATTCCGATACGTCTGTTATTGGAGTTGTCTCGCCAATTAATCAGGCCACGAGCCATACCCGTTAATTGAGAAGTAGCACGTTTCCTCCATCCACCAACTGGACGGATAGTGCCTTCGTACCAACGTACCAAATTTGATCCGTTCCAACGGCCTTTAGACTGATACTCTGTACCATTCTTGTATACGCCTGGTGGAATTTGAAGAGGAATGTAAGCCATGTTCGTAGTCTATAGGTTTGGAAGGTTAGACACAAAGCTTATTGTAGCAATTAGTGATGCAGTTGAGGGATAACTTCCTGCTGCTGCATACGTTTGGATGCTGACTTGTGTACTATCAGTTTCCCACCATAATTCAACATAATCGTTTGCATTCAAACTTAAAAAGTAATTCCATCCAACCAAAGTATGACCATTGACTGATCCATGCTTACTAGGAACTGCAAAGAATCCAGTTGAACCAATAACTACAGTACCATTTATCTTTAGCCATACCCTAGCATCATGGTCTTGTGAATCAGGATTTTCAAACTGACCAGACCATTGCAAATTCCATATTCCAGAGTCGGCAACTGTAATTCTTGAAGTGCTTGCTACACTTACGCCATTAGAATAATCTGTAGTATTTAATGTCATGGCATAAGCTGTATTAGCCGCTGCCGCAGTCTGATCTACTGTACTTTGAAAAGCTCCGTATGGATTATTTAAGTATTTACCACCCATTGGGCCAAAAACAGATTGTATTGAATTAAGTAACTTAGTAAAAAACAACCTCAAGATGCCATTGTTTTGGTTTTGGACACTTTGAGAATAGACAACTCCTGATGTACCCAAACTAGGTATAGCAGGAATATCTAACTGTTGTTTTACATTAGCCATTACTTTTTAAGCCATGTCTGCCAGATAGCGCCAGCCGCCATAATTAACGCACCAACCCATAGAATAGGCTTGGCAGCAGAAGCAACCCAACCTAAGACTTTAAAAGCCCCATCAAGAGCCTTTATAGCCTCTACAAGACCACTTGTGTTCTTGTCTATGCTATCTACCTTATTCTCAACTGCAAGCAGTCTTTCGTAGATTTGTTCGTGGGTGACTTCTTGTGTCATGGTGCAACAGGCCAAGTAATTGTCCAAGGGAAACCCGCTTGTGTAGGAATATCCCTCAATGCTTGGCAGTAATCTTTCCACTCT